TTACTCCGTGATAAACAAACCACCACTTGACAAAGTATAGTTGAATAACTATATAAATAATATTGAAAGTGCCAATAGTGGGCTTTCAATTTTAACTTGCTTAACAAAAGGAGATAAAAATGACTAATAAACAATTAAGCATATTCAATCAACTAAGACCTTTATCCATAGGGTTTAATAATGTATTTGACCACTTTGAGTCAATGCTAAATGACGACTTTGGATTAAGAGTCCCAACAGTAAATTATCCACCATACAATATTGTAGAAACAGCTAAGAACAAATATGATATTGAAGTGGCTCTTGCTGGTTACAATAAAAAAGATATAGACGTAACCTTTGAAGATGGACAGTTAACTATCAAATCTAAAAAATCTGATAAAGAGGAAGTCAAAGATAATACACTGTACAAAGGTATCGCTAAAAGATACTTTGAAAGATCATTTACAATCGCTGATGATGTAGAAATCAAAGGCGCTGAATTAAAAGATGGTCTATTAAAGGTATCATTAGAGAAGATTATACCTGAAACAAAAAAACCAAGAACTATTGATATTAAGTAGTTTAAAGTTATTAAAGGGCCAATTTAGTTTGGCCCTTTAACATATGTCATTGATTTAATTAGCATATTTCTTTTGTATAACCATTGTAATAATCAAAAATATATGTTATATTATATGTATAACTTAACTTGAAAACAAAAATATATTATGAATAAAGACGTAAAAATAAAGATACCAGTTTCTAACGGCCTAGTTTTTATTGAATCAAAAATAGTAAAAGTTAAAGATATTAAAGCTGAAAAAAATAATAGAATAATAGATTTTAACATTGTAAATAAATTTCAAAAAGCTATAAGAAATAGAACCTATAATACAGAATTAAATACACCACCGTGTGTATTAGAAGATTGTACATTAGTTTCCGGCTACCACAAATACAATGCACACGTATTAGAAAACCAAGAATATATTACAGTCGCAGTAGTTAAATTTATAGACTTTAAAAATAAATTAGCTGAATACTGGCAAACAACCTGGACGTCTGTAGAAAACAATCCTGATAATGATGAGTTTATTAGAAATCCTAGAACAGACCACGATATAGTAGTAACTACTTTGAATCAAATAAAATTAAATTTAATCAAACCTACTGAAGATGATGTTAGACAGTCGTTAAAAGATCAGCAAGTATCTCCAAAAAAAATTAATAAATTGTTATCAGATATATTATTTGATACAAAACTTAGTCCAACAATTTGTAAAAATTATAATGCCACGACAGCAGATGATTATATAAATGCAAATTTTAATATTGCTGTTTCTACACCTAAAAAAATAGAATTAAATTCTGATGACAATACAGTATATTTTAAACAACAATTTTATAATGAAAATGATGATAAAGATTATGATAGTAGAATATTTAATTCTTTCGTTAAAGCTCAATTAAAACACCCATCTTGTAATGTTAACGTATTAGCTTATATTGAAAACCCTAATCCTAATCATATTCTTGCAGTAAGAAAAGCAAAACTAAAATTATTTGAAAATAGAGTAAATGAAATGAGACAATTTATTAAACTACTTGATGAAAAAAAAGTAAAAGAATTACAGTTTACATTTTTACCACAATTACCTAGTGAGTTTAAATAATATGATAATACCAAACAAAGTACCCGATCAAGTAGTAGATATATCTTTCGAAGATTACAAACACAAGATATCTTTGTTTGATAGTAATACCAATAAACTATACAGAAAAACACTTAAACGATATTTTGCAAGAAGTGTTTATGATAGTACTTGTAGATATAATATTCCTTTATTTGCTAGTCATAATGCAGTATCTCAATTCCCAAAAGATTTTAAAAAAGATAACAAAAAACTAACTAATGACCATTGCTTAAGACCATCTTCTCATTTTTTTCAAATGATAATTGAACCAGAATATAGAAAAAAATATTTAGATAAAGAGTTATATAGAAAAATATTAAATATTATGTGTATATGTTGTAGAATGTTAAAAACTGAAAATAGAATATTATCAAGTTTTAATCCGAAATCAATATTAAAATGTACTACTAAAGAGTTATATGAGAAAGCTGAAATTAAAGTTTATGATTATAATAAAGATAAATTAGAAACTAAATATTTTACTCCTGCTTTTGATTTATTACCTATTGAAGTACAAGATGATATTACAGACTACGAAAATAAATTAATAAGTCTTAACGTATAACACCTTGACATTTTTTTCATATTGTGATATATTGATAATATGAAATACAATGAAGATAAAATCTTAAAAGAAATCTCAAACTACATTACTTCCACTTATGGTCAACACTATTCTGTTGGCAGTGATGGTTTTCAAGTACAAGATTTGTTTAAGACTTTAAACATTGGTAAAGATTTTTGTCACGCCAACGCAATTAAATACTTGTGTAGGTATGGTAAGAAGAACGGATATAATCGTGCTGATCTATTAAAGGCAGTACATTATGTTATATTATTATTAAACTATGATAAGGAGAAGTGAAATGAACCTAAGTACAGATACACTTGCGATACTAAAAAACTTTTCAGAAATAAATCAAAATATTTTATTTAGACCTGGAAAGAAAATTAATACAATATCACAAGGTAAAAACATATTGGCAGAAGCAGACATAACAGAAAAATTTGAAGCAGAATTTGGTGTATATGATTTACCAGAATTTTTAAGAGCAGTTGAGTTATTTAATAAACCAGCTTTAAAATTTAACGGTGGAGAGTATGTAACAATTGCTGACGAGGCAACAAAACAAGCAATCAAATATTTCTTTTCAGATAAATCAGTAGTATTATCAGTATCAAAAGGTATTACTATGCCAGATAAAACTGTAGTGTTTACTTTAAAAAAAGATGACTATGCCAAATTACTAAAGGCGTGTAATACTTTAAATCTACCAGATGTCGCTGTTAAAGGTGATGGTAAGTCTATTAAAATAGTAGCAACAGATAAAAAGAACAAATCATCAAACGATTGGTCTTTAACTATAGGCGAAACAGATAAAACGTTTACTGCATACTTTAGAGCAGAAAATTTTAAAATTATTAATGATGATTATGATGTATCTATATCAAAACAAAAAATCAGTCACTTTAATAATAGAACAAAACCTATACAATATTGGATAGCATTAGAACCTGATTCTGAATTTTAATATTAACAACTAACAATAGGAGTTTATATTATGTCAGATTTTTTATGGGTTGAGAAGTATCGACCAAAGAAAATACAAGATTGTATCTTATCAGAAGATTTAAAACAAACCTTCTTAGAGTTTGTTAAGAAAAAAGAAATATCCAATCTATTATTATCAGGTACACCAGGTACAGGTAAAACAACTGTAGCACGTGCCTTATGTGAAGAAATAGGTGTTGATTACATTATCATAAATGGTTCAGATGAAGGTCGTTATATTGATACGTTAAGAAACAAAATTAAAAACTTTGCATCAACTGTATCATTAACGGCTTCAGCAAATCACAAAGTAATAATTATAGATGAGGCCGATTATATGAATGCCGAATCGGTACAGCCAGCATTAAGAAACTTTATTGAAACGTTTTTTAATAACTGTAGATTTATCTTTACTTGTAATTATAAAAACAAAATCATACCTGCCTTACAAAGTCGTTGTACTGTAATTGACTTTAGAATTGTCAATGGTCAAAAAGTTAAAACAGCTACACAATTTATGGATAGATTATCCATTATATTAAAAGATGAAAATGTTGACTTTGATAAAAAAGTATTGGCAGAAGTAATACAAAAATACTATCCAGACTTTAGAAGAACCATAAATGAATTACAAAGATATTCAGTACGTGGTAAAATTGATAGTGGTATTCTTTTTAGTTTATCAGAACAAAATAACAAAGACCTTATTGTTAAGTTGAAAGATAAAGACTTTAATGGTATGAGAAAATGGGTTATACAAAACCTAGATAAAGAACCTAGTGCTTTGTTTACAAGTATCTATGACAATCTTTATGAACATTTAGAACCCAAATCAATACCTCAAGCAGTATTAATTATTGCTGGTTATCAATATAAGGCTGCCTTTGTTGCTGACCAAGAAATTAATATGGTTGCTTGTTTAACTGAAATAATGGCTGGGTGTAAATTCAAATGAGTTACGAATTAAAAGATTATCTTAAAGCCATTAACGAAACAAAAGAACCACTATTAGACAGTGACGATTTGACGTGGGAAAAGAAGTTTCCACCCTACATTATAAATCGTTGTCTTTCTATGTTTTGGGATACACTAATGCCGGCCAACGAAATGAACGGTCTACACTTTCTACCTAAGAAGTTACAATTTCATTTTTTAATAAATAGTATCAGAAAAAAGAAGCGATTTGGTGGTAAGTGGTTATCACAAACCAAGTTAAAAGATTTAGAGTATGTAAAAGAGTATTATGGTTATAGCAATGAAAAGGCAAGAGAGGCCTTAACTATATTGACCAAAGAACAACTTGAACATATTAAGACAAAGTTATTTAAAGGTGGGAGAAATTAATGAGTGAGAGCATTAAGTGGTCAATAGAGGATATGTTAGAGGTAACAATCAAACAGCCTGATGACTTTTTGAAAGTAAGAGAAACACTTACAAGAATAGGTGTAGCATCCAGGAAAGATAAGACATTATTTCAGTCTTGTCATATACTTCATAAACAAGGTAAATATTACATAGTACACTTTAAAGAGTTATTTGCTCTTGATGGTAAAAATGCTACGTTATCAGAAAACGATATTCAAAGAAGAAATACAATTGCAATTCTATTGCAAGATTGGGCTTTAATTGATATAGTTAAAAAAGAGGCAGCTGAAAACAAAGCACCTTTAAGTCAAATTAAAGTATTACCATTCAAAGAAAAAAAAGAATGGACACTATCAGCTAAATACAATATTGGTAAAAAGATTACAAAAGATAATGAAACAAATGGTGAATAAATGCAAGTACCTAAGTTTAAAGACTTTATAACAGAGGCTAAAAAGCCAAAAGAAAATAATATAACAGTTGTTGTTATAACTAAGGCATCGCCTAAAGTACGTCAGCAAAAGACTGGTATAAAAAAAACAAAAAAAGAAATCACAGTAAGTTTCTTACAAAGATCTTGTGAAAAAAGAAAAATACCTTTTTTTGTTATCAATACTAAACACTCAATCATTACAGACAAAGACGAAGAAAAAAATACATTAACCATTTACAACTATGATGGCGATGACAACGAACATACGTTTGTAGGAAAAGATACTGTTGTTATAACACGTGCAGGTGCGATTGAAGATGAAGCAGGTCTTTCTTTAATATCAGCATTTCAAAACTCTGGTGCATTTATGTTAAACACTAGATCATCAATGTTAACTTGTGATAATAAACTTACGTCTGCTTTGTTATTTGAAAAGTTTAATATACCAACTCCTAAGACTGCATTTATATCAAATGAAAAAAATATAGATAACGCTTTAAAAATTGTAGGTAATAAGTTTCCAGTTATTGTAAAGACATTAACAGGTACACAAGGTATCGGTGTAGTTAAAGTAGATAGTTATGATTCATTGGTATCAGTAGTACAAGCGCTATTTAAACACGATGCTGAATTAATAATACAAGAATATATGCCAACTGATTCAGATGTAAGAACCTTTGTTGTAGATAATAAAATATTTGCTTGTACTAGACGTGTTAAGAAGTCAGGAGAATTTAGATCAAACGTTCATAGAGGTGCAGTAGCAGAACCATACAAATTATCTGATGAAGAAATAGAAATAGTTTTAAGAACAGCACGTGCAACAAAAGCATATATCGTAGGTGTAGATCATATTATATTTAAAGATAAAATTTATGTATTAGAGGCAAATGGTTCACCAGGAACAGGTGCAGATTACGAAGGTTATCATTATGAAGATTATGCTGACACACCCAACACAACAGGTCCAATTAAAGGTAAACAATTAGTTGATAATATTATTGATTATGTAAATAATAGGGACAATTGGGATCGTCAATCAATCATAGAGATTGGTTACATTGAAACAATAGAATTAAAAAGTGTAGGTTTAATTAGAGCTAAATTAGACACAGGTAATGGTGCAGAGGTTAGTGCATTACACGCTGAAGAAATAGAAATTAAAGATGGCAAAGTATTTTGGAAGTATAATGGTAAAAAACATACAAGTAAACTTGAACGCAAAGTAAAAATTTTTAGAGCAAACGTAGATGACGACAAAGGCGAAGAAAGGCCAGTGGTTAAATTAGACTTAACGTTTAACGGGTTTGTTTATAAAGATGTAGAATTTGGTCTTGATGAAAGAATCAGATCACGTAATGACGTATTGTTAAATAGGGATATGATAAGAAAATTTAACGCCTCGGTAAATCCAAACCGAGAGTTTGTGTTAAGTAGAAGAATCAAACCTATTGACAAAAAGTAAATAATGTAATATAATACAATAAAGGATACATAATGAGCAATTTGAAAATATTTAGACTATCAACAGGTGAAGATGTTATCGGCCAAAAGATTGATAACAACAATTCAGAAGTAACAGATATAAAACAACCATTTGTGATTGTACCAATGCAATCAAAACCAGGTGGACCTGTTTCATTAGCACTAACACCATATATGCCTTATGCTGAAGAAGATACTGTATCTATTAAAAAGAACAATATCGTAGT